CGTAGCTAATGCTGCTTTAGATTTGTCTGCTGCTTCTACTGTTGTAACAATTAAGTTTAGGTTAAGAGGTGGTACTACAACTTTATCTACAATTTCTACTACTAAACTTACTACTGGTGCTGACGGTAAAGTATTCTTTAATTTCGCTGGTGGTGTACTTAATGTAGACCCCGGAGAATATGAAGGTGAAATTAATATCGATTTTAATGGTAGTTCTCAAACAGTTTACGACACATTAAATTTTAGAGTACGGGATAATTTCTAATGGCTAACGTTAGTGTATCTAACATTACACTATCAGCTATTGTTTCAGTAACAGTTAGTATAGCTAGTTATAGTGCTTCTGCTTCTTATACTGATGTTGTTTATTCTACTGACGGCGCTTCGGTGTCATACAATTACGAACTTATTGAGACACGTCCGTTACCATCTGTATCGGTATCAATATCTGAATCAATTTCTAAAGAAGCAAATAAAAGTCCAAGTGATGATGTAACAGTCACTGAAACTGAAGTTAAAAATATAAACGTTGGTGCTAGTGATTCAGTAACAGCACAAGAAGCTTTATTTAAAATAGTAACTAACCCTATCGATTTTGATCCTACTGATGATGATGTAGATCCAACCCCTGTTACAATAACTGAATTAGCAGCTAAGACTTTAACTATAGGTGAGCTAGCAGATAATGATGATGTAACAGCTTCTGAGTCTATATCTAAACAACCTAATAAACCCGGTATTACAGCTTCAGTAACTACATCAGAAACAATTAATCAATTTAGACCTCAAAAAGATATTACAGATACAGCAACAACTTCTGAAGTGATTGACCGTTTTGATGTAACGACCGTACTAGATGATACAGTAACAGCTACAGAGTCTTTAACTAAAGATTTTACACTTGCTGATCCAAATGATTCGGTTACAGCTGTACAATCAAATGTAAAAGCTTTTACATCTAATGTAGACTTTGATTTATCAGATGCTGATGTAGACCCTGATCCAGTTACTGCTACTGATGCAATTAATGAATTTGATTTTGATAAAGGTTTAACTGATACACCCACTATTACAGAGGCTACAGCCAAAAATTTTACTCATGGAGGGTTTAATGATACAGCTAGTATGGCTGAGTCTACTGCTAAAGTAGTAACTGTACCGGGTGTGACAGATAGTCTCAGTGCAGTAGAAGGTATTAAAAATAATCCTGATATTGTTAAAACAGACGGTATATCCCCGTCTGATAGTATTACTTCTTTTGATGTTAGGCCAAGTTTATCAGATATTTTAAACACACCAACGGATGCTATTGATTCTTTTACAGTAAACTTAACTAAGTCTGACACTGTTACAATGACAGAGGTTGTATCTAGAAATTATACACTTGTAGAAGATTTTGATCGTACTGATGCTGATGCTGACCCTGATCCAGTAACTGTAACTGAATCTATTGCGTTCAACCAAAGTGCTGTTTTTAGTGATACACTAAGTTTTACAGAATCAATTACACAATTCGCAATAACAACTGCTTATTCAGATACAGCTACAATGGCAGAAGCTATAAACGTTACATTAATATTAGGACAAACTGATCGTTTATACCCACAACGTGTTTACATTTCAGCTGGTGATGAATCACCGTATTTAGTAGGTTTTCACAGAGGTTCACGGGCAGGTGTAGTTTCAAGACCTACAGATTCTTTTGTTTTAAATGACAACAGACTTAATATAAAAGTAATTAGTGGAGATGTGTTTACGGTAGACAAACAAGAAGAAAGAGGTTTTGTACAAGATTTAGCTAGACATAGAATTACTGATTTTTCAGGTATTTTAGGTCAAGATGATAGTTTGATCAACTCTACTGTAATACATGAACCAACTCAGGATGGTGAAGGTCATACACCATTTGTAGGTGTCTTAAATGGCGCAGAACAACTTAACATGGCCATAATAAATAATGATACAATTACTTACGGCGAAGAAACAAACGCTGGACTAATTGTCAACTTTATGTATACTGATACAGAAGATACAGAACTAGGTGGGCATTACTTAAATGAAACCCCACTGTGTGCAGGGTCTTATGTTTAATAAAAGGAGATGGATATGATACAAGATCAAATCAAAGTAACAGGTGAACTTAAAATCACTGTTACAAACGATGAAGGGAATATAAAGAAAGAAGTTATAGTTCCTAACATTGTTGTTACTGATGGTAAAGAATATATTGCATCACGAATGAAAGATGCAACAGCTACAGCTATGAGTCATATGGCTATCGGTACAGGTAGTACTGCTGCAGCCACTGGTGACTCAACACTAGGAACTGAAGCTGGCCGAGTGGCTCTTACATCAACTACTGTAACCAGCAACGCAGTTGCTTATGTAGCTACGTTCCCAGCAGGGACAGGTACAGGAGCGATTACAGAGGCCGGAATATTTAACGCATCATCAAGTGGTGATCTACTATGTAGAACTGTTTTCAGTGTTATTAACAAAGGAGCTGCTGATACATTAGGAATTACTTGGACTGTTACTGTAAACTAAGGAGTTAGATTATGAGTGTAAAATTCTCAAACAATGGTCACTCTACACTAGCAGCTAGTATTACATCTAGTGGTACAAGTGTTACTGTGGCAAGTGGACATGGTGCTCGTTTTCCATCCCTTTCGAGTGGTGAGTATTTTTACGCTACGTTAATTGACGCTTCAAACAATCTTGAAATTGTAAAAGTTACAGCTAGGTCTAGCGATGTTCTTACAGTAACTCGTGCTCAAGAAAGCACGACAGCAAGAGCTTTCGCTATTGGTGATCGAATAGAACTTCGTGTAACGGCGCAGGGGCTTGCTGATCATATTGATTTAGATAATGTTGTTGCGGACAACAGTATTACTGCAGCCAAAATAAATATTTCAGGTAACGGTACAGCAGGTCAAGCAGTTTTAACTGATGGTGATGGATCATTCTCTTATGGAGATGCTGGCGGAGGATTACAATCCCAACAAGTTTTTTCAACAGCAGGTGGACACACTTACACAAAACCATCGGGTATTAATTTTATAAAAGTATATGTTACTGGAGGTGGCGGTGGCGCTGGTGACTGCCCCGGTGATAACTCAAATGATATGGGACAGGCCGGAGCAGCAGGTGGTACAGCAATCGAACTTATTGATGTGTCATCTTTATCCTCAACAGTTTCTGTAACTGTGGGTGCAGGAGGTTCTGGAGGTGGTAACGGTGGTCACGGAGGCACTTCATCATTTGGTTCTTATTGTTCAGCGACAGGAGGCGATGGTTCTCCTAATACTACTAACTATATCGCTGTGATAGGTGGAGTCGGCTCTGGCGGTGATATAAATTTACAAGGACAAGGCCCAGCGGGTAACGCAGCTATCAACTATAACGGTGGTGGAACACAAGCTATCGGTGGTGGTGGCGGAAATTCATTTTTTGGCGGCGGCGGTTCCGGTGGTCGAAGTGGTTCTGCCGCAACAGCAGGAACAACTGGCGGCGGCGGTGGCGCTGGTGCAAACACTCCCGGTGCAGCAGGTGGTGTAGGCATTGTCGTAGTGGAGGAATATAAATAATGAAAGCACTTATACTTGATGGAAAAGTCGTTGATATTGTAGAAAACGAATTTGAGGTACACAGCTCTTTTACTTGGGTTGATGCTACTGCTGATACAGAAAGAAATGGTACTTGGGACGGAACTAATTTTGGCCCAGCAGATACTCGAACTGCAGAACAAAAAGCAGCTGATGATTTAGAATCTTTGAGAGCTGAAAGAAATCATAGATTGTTACAAACTGATTTTTATGCTTTGCCAGATGTAACTATGTCTACAGAGATGACAACATACAGGCAGGCACTGCGGGATATTACAAATACTTATTCATCTATGGATGATGATGGGTTTGCATGGCCAACTAAACCAGAGGGAGGTGAATAATGGGTGTAAAAGTAACCAATAACGCTTTCGGAACTATCTCCGCTGGTATTAATTCTAGTGCAACTACTGTAACACTTGATAGTGGACAGGGTGCAAGATTTCCTACCTTAGGTGCTGGTGATCATTTTTACGGAACATTAATCGATACAAGTAATAATGTAGAGATTATTAAAGTTACTGCACGTTCTACTGATTCTATGACTGTAGTACGGGCACAAGATAACACAACAGCACAAGCTTTTGCTATTGGTGACCGATTTGAATTACGACCTGTAGCTAAGTTATTTGAAGATATTCTTAGTGAAGCTGCTCCAGCTGCTAATAGTATTACTGCTACAGAAATTAATATTTCGGGTAATGGTACGTCCGGTCAAGCAGTTTTAACTGATGGCGATGGATCATTTTCTTACGGAGATGCTGGCGGCGGACTACAATCCCAGCAAGTATTTACATCATCTGGCACTTACACAAAACCTTCAGGAATTAAACTTATAAAAGTTTATGTAACTGGCGGCGGCGGAGGCGGTGCTGGCGGTGATGGTGGTACTAACACTGGAGGAGGCGGTGGAGCTGGTGGTACAGCAATTGAAATTATTGATGTGTCAGCTTTATCCTCAACAGTAACTGTAACTATTGGAGGTGCAGGTAGCGCA